TAAATAAAATCCATTATCTCCAAAAGTTAAACCTGATACATCTATAGGCTTCCATATTCCGCTATCTTCGTCAAATTCTCCGAAAGAATCTGCGGCTAGTGCTTGACCATCTATTCTAACTAATTCAGATATATAACCTTCAAAACCATCTCCACCAGCAGCGCCTGTTCCTCCAATTCCTGTTCTTAAATTATCATTTATAGTTACACTTGCATCTTCTGATGGGTTGGTACTTGATTCAAAAGATGTTTCCTGAACTCCATTAACATATATTTTAATTCTATTACCTGCTGTTGCTTGTGTGGTATCTACAGATACTACAAAATGATACCAAGCTGACACATCTCTATAAACTGCATTGGTAGTTCTTAAAGCAGTAGTGCTTGGATTAAATTCAATATAAGAAAATCTATGTGAAGAATCAAAATATATTTTTGCTATAGGAAAAGTGGCACTATCATTCATAAAAATAATTCCCTCTTCAATTAATGATCTTTTACACCAAAACGAAATTGTAGATTTTTGTGTAGATGTAGGAGTTCCAAATGATGCTTTACTTAAAAAAGTTGTACTTGCCTCATCAAACCTTAATGAGTTATCTACATCATAACCACCTGCTGATAGAGTGTTTGCTGGTAAAATAAAAGGCATATTAAACTACCTTATCTGGAAATTCTCCAAGTGGTCTAGTAACTGTACCATCATCTTGCATTGTGTAGGTAAGTAAAGTTATAAGAGCATTTACATTGGCACAATTATCTATTGCAGTTTCCATTGCATTGACTTTAGTTCTAACTGCTGCTCTGTAAGTAGTAACAGCACTAGGTACTGAATAATCTGAAACTTCGGTTGCTTTAGTTACATACCAATCTGTAGGAGCTAATAGACTAGCTGCTTCTACATTAAAATGGTTTTTGTAATTTGTTTTTAAACCTGTAGTTTTTACATCGCCAACTGATTTGTCATCTGGTAAATCTCCAGCATCTTCATCATCTTGCGACCAAGTCGTATCTGCTAATGCTTTAGCGGTAGCTGTTCCATAAGCTGCGGTTACAGTTCCTGCATCTGCATCATAGGTAAAAGTTTGATTAGTGTTAATATAAAATGCTTCGTCTAATTTATTAGAATCATCAAAAATAATTTCGTATAAACCAATTGCTGCTTTTTCTGCAACAGACCATTTGGTAAAGATACCTGCTGGGTATTGGTTATCTCCTAAAGTAAATCCTTTGGGGTAATTAAAGTATCTTGATATTGATCCATCTATTACTAATGCGTACATAATATTCCTATGATAAAGTTAATGCTAAATTTCTTCCTACCTCAAGCCACTTTGCTCCATTGTATCTAAAGGTAAATAAGTCGCCAAGATTTCCTGTTGCTGTTAATGTCGGTGCAGTATCTGCTGCAAATTCATAAACTGCGTTCCAAGTTAATTCATTTGTTCCACCAGCATCTTGAATAACTAATATAGATATAAATTGACCAGCCGCTATACCTGTTCCTGTAGGTGCTGCCATAGCTCTGTTAGCTGTTAAAGTTACTTTTGCAACTGGGGAATTAATAACATTCCAAACAATGCTTGATGCATCTGTTAATGTATCTTCTGTATTAAGAACAGCACCAGATACAACAGTTAAATTGTTAGCATTTGCTGTGAATACTTTAGAAGCTGCTGTTGTTCCAAGTGTTGCAAGATCAGAATAATTTAATTCTGCCGCAGTAGAATCTATTGCAGCAAGTTTAGTTAAGTCTGCTTGTACTAATCCAGATACTCCATCAAGTAAATTAAGTTCTGCCGCAGTAGAAGTTACAGCTGCTAATTTAGTAAAGTCAGCTTGAACCAAACCACTAACACCATCTAATAAATTTAGTTCTGTTGCAGTAGAAGTTACAGCTACATTCTCATTTATTTTTGGTGAAGTTAAAGTTTTGTTGGTAAGAGTTTGAGTTCCAGAAATAGTTACAAAGCTAGTAGTATCTACAGCAGCATTTTGCCAAGATGAACCATTATAAACACGAAGAAGATTACTTGAAGAATTAAAATAAAGCATACCAGCAGCCAAAGCATCGCCATCATTATCAGTTGAGGGATCAGAAGATTTAGTTCCTAAATAAATATCATCAAAAGCATCGGCTGAAGCGGCTGCGGCAGTTGCAGAGTTTGCAGAAGCGGTAGCGGAATTGGCTGATGCAGTTGCAGAGTTTCCAGAAGTTGTGGCAGAGTTCGCACTAGCAGTAGCTGAATTGGCACTAGCTGTAGCACTATTTCCAGAAGTAGTAGCTGAACTTGCTGCGGCAGTTGCAGATGTTGCTGCACTTACAGCATCTACTAATAATGCAAAGTGATCTGTATCTGTTAAAGTATCGCCAATAGCAGAAGCTGCTACACAAATATAAATGTTGTTAAGTTGAGCGGCAGTTGTTGATTTTACAATATCTCTTTCTACAAAAGCGGCTGTAGTAGTAGTTGCACTTGTACCTTTAAAAGTTCCTAATTCTTGTGTTACCGAAATTTCTCCAGAAGAGTTAAATGCTAAAACTTTATTCGCTCTATCTGTTGCACCTACAGTAAACTCTGTAGATGTCATGGTGTTCGTTCTTGATATTTTAATGGAACGATCTACTTCTTCTTGAAGTTGTTGAGTAGTCATGGTTGCACGATCCAATCCCTCTTCGTGGGATTCCGCAGGAAATGGATCATTAGCAATATAGTCTATCGCTTGAGTTTGCGGAACTTCTCTAATTATTACAACTGTTTGACCAGATGCAGGAGTGTTACCAGATGTAAAAGTTATTGAACCTCCACTAGCATCGCCTGCTCCAGCTACTGTGTAATGTGTAGTTAAAGTTTTAACAGTTTCAACACCTGTGCTGTCTGTTCTAATAATTACAATTAAATCTGAGTTTGCAAATATTTTATAACCATAAGCAAATTGTGTTGTGCTTCCATTGCCTGAGTATGAATTTTTAACTGTTGTTGATGATACTGTCATATTAATTTCTCTATATTATCAAATGTTATAATTAGCAATACCATATTATTGTGGTAATAGTACATTTATTTCTTTTGTTTTATCTCCTTTTTTTCTTTTTTGTAAGCCATATTTTTCTTTCAAAGCAGCTTCTATAGCATCTTTAACTTCTGGATATTTTTTTATCATTTCATAATAAGCCTTATCTTTAAAACCTTTAAATATTTTTTTGATATATACTTCTTTACCTCCATCATTTTCAGTATTTCCTTCTTGTAAATTTTTATATTCATTTGAATCAAAAGTTTTTTGTAAATATTCTGTTAAAGTTTTACCTTCTATTTTAATTTTACCTATATTTTGCATCATATAATCGTAAGCAGATTGATTATCTTTTTTGTATTCAGTTAAATCAACTGTTTGATATTTTATTTTTTGTGGCTCACCAAGAGGTATTCTAAGTCTAGCAATCTCATATGCCACAGGATTATTTTTAACATCTATTTTTCTACCTACTAAACTAGGTGCTTGAAACCAAAAAGAAAATGACGCTACACCATCTGCGTTTAAGTATAAACTACTAGGTGTTTTTTCTATAGGATTACCTGTTAATATATCTCTTCTAGGTTCTAAATATTTTTCTCCCAATCCTGTTCTGGATAGAATTTTATCTACAAATCCTCTTGTTTCATATGCTTCTGTTTCTGGTTCTAATATTCCTGGTATACCTTGATTTCTTAAAGAAGCGTAAGGTATACTATTTCCTACCACTCCACCAAAAAATTTAGAAATATTATTTTCTGTTGGATTACCAATAATAGATGCAATGTCTGAAAGACCTCTTAAATAAGTTTTGTTAGAAGCATTTTTCATAACAGTTAAAACCGCACTAGAAAAAATGTCTTGTTTTTGTTGATCATTAATATTAGCTATATTTTCTTTAAGATCAGCTATCCATCCAAAAATCATAAAACGAGGGTCCATTCTATTGTATTGTTTATAAGTTATAGTTCCATCATTATTTTTTTGTGCAATAGAATAGGGTTGCCAACCAAGAGATAACCATGTTTTTTTTATTTGAAAATTAGATGGTCCATTACCTGTTATCTTTGGATATAGGTTACCATCTTTATCCTCAATATCTTCTGTTGCTAAATGCAAACCATAACCTGCATAAGCCATACCCATCATTTGCCTACCCAGAACTTCAGCTCTTGCTCTTCTATCTCCACTTCTCCATAAATCTCTATTTTGTTTTGTAAACAACCCAAGACCAGGTAAACGATTACCAAAATGTCTCCAAAGGTTTGTAGGTGTTCTTATAAAAGGAGCTATAAATCTGAATTCTGGTGAGTTGTTTAAAAATGTTTGTATTTTAGCTCCCCAATCTAAATAAGAACCACCTTTTAATGAATTTGTATAAGTAGATTCTCTTGCATAATCTAAAGTTTTTTGATTAATACTATTGTCTTTTATATTTGCTGATCCATTTTTGTCAAAGCCTTCATCAAAAATTCTTTTAATGTTTTCTTTACCTTCTTTAGATGTAATAGATAAACCTCTTTCCATAGTATTATCTAAAGCATTAGTAAATAATCTACCTCTGTAATTCATTTGTTTTAATAGTTCATCACCTGTCATTAACAATCTTGATGGTAATTCTAAAATATTACCTATCCAATCTATTGCTGTTCCAGCAGCTCCATCAAAACCTAGGTTAGCACCACTAATAGGTCTTACTGCTTTGCCACCTACGATTTCTAAGTTATCTTGAGTTCTAGCAAGAGGATCAAGTATTGCATCACCTTGTCTTAAAGCTAATCCTGTAGCTCTTACAGTGTCTCCAAAACTCATCATCATTCCTTGATACTGAGCAAAACCTAATCTTATTGATCTAACATCTGCTCTTGCAAGACCACCACCAATTTGTTCTATTGGTCTAATAAATGCTTCATAAATACCAGACTTCATGTTGATAGCTTGTGTAAATACACCAGACAATAATGAGTTAATATAAAGCGAGTTAAACACTTCTATTGCTCTTTGAGATTTTGTTTTAGAAACAGCATTGATTACTTCTTCTAATGGTGCGTTTTTAATTAAGTTTGCCATTGTTGCAGAATCTCCTTTAAAGTTTTGAATAATATCTACCATCTTTTCTACATCTAAAACTTTACCTTCTGATCTAGCAACTTTTATTCTACCTGCTTGAGTAGTTCTAGCAGCACCTCTTATTTGTTCTTTAAGAGAAACTACTGTTGTTCTAACTATCTCACTTTGTAAAGCTACTTCTTCCTTTGCTTGTTTAGTCCAAGCCTTAGTATCTTTACCAAATTTACTTACATATTTTTCAGATGTTTCTCTTAAAGTAAATGCAAGTTCTTGTAACACTTGTTTAGATGCTAACATTCTAACTGTAGCATTTTTTGCAGAAGCAGCTTCTTTAGGTAATGCTTGTAAAACTTCTTCTTTATTTCTTGATAATAATGTTGCAAGTTCTTCTGCTGTTTGATTTTTTAATACATCATTTTGTAAATAATCTTTTGTTACATCATCAAATCTTTCAGATACATCATCTATTGTTTTTAAAACTTGAGCGGAATTTAAGAATGATTTAGTGTTTAATATTTTTTTAATAAAAGATTCAGTTTCTTTTTTAGCCTCTAATTGACCAATATTAATTTTTTTAATTAAAATTTTTGTTTGTTTTTTAGATTGTTTAATTTTTTTTGGAATTTCAGTAGAAACTTTAGGAATTTCAGCAGAAACTTTTGCTGTATCTAAACCGCTTTTGGCTTGTGATTTAATTGAATCTCTAATTGCTTGTGATTTCTTTGCTATATCTTCAACACCTGCATTTTGTAAAAATAATACATAGGCTTCGTGAGAAACACTTTTTCCTTTACCACCCACAATATAAAGAGCTTTTGCAATATCATTATTAAATTCTAATTCTATACTTCTATTTCCATAATTGTATTTTGGTTTTGCTCCTTTTAGTTGATTTGATAAAAAAGAAACAGAGTCTTTTGATAATAAACCAGATTCTTTATCTACAATTGTATTAAAAAGATTTTTAGTTGTTCTTACAAAAGGAGTTACAAATCTAATTTCATCATCTAATGTAGTTAATATTTTTTTAGTATATTCTTTAGTGTTAATGGCTTTGTTTCCTTCTACAATTTTAGTTAAAACTTTTTTACTCTTATTGCCTTTTTTTAAATCATTAATAGCCTCACCAGTTTCTTTATAAATTTTTTCTTTCTCTGCTATGTCTTTAGTTTTTTTAGCTTTTTTAAATGCTTTAATACCAAATAATATTTCAAGTGGTCCACCAATAAGCATACCTTCAAGTACATTTTTTAACCTACCTTCCATTTCAGTATCATCTTCGTCTGTTGCTAGGTACTGAGTAACTGCATTATTTGCAACAGGAGAATCAAACTCAACTAACATATCTGAAAGTCTACCCTCGTTAGGATCAAAAACAGTAAGATCAGCGACAGCACCAGCAGTCATACCTCTTAATCCTCTTTTAATTATAGTTCCGCCTAATCCTGCACCTTTTAATATTTTAGATGGTCCTATAAATCCTGTTACAAATCTTGCTGCACCTTCAGTTAAATTTTCACCAATACCTTCTGGCTTATGAAACACAGGTAAATTTCTTTGTTGAGAATAACCACCTTCTTTCCATTTCTTAGGAGAAACGTATTTTGGTATTAAATCTTTAAATGTAAATTTACCATCCTTATCTCCAAACTCTAATCCACCCAATGAAATTACATTTTCTTCTAAAAAATCACCCTGTTCTTCTACTGCATTAACAACACCTTGACCTGCTGATAAAGTTAAACTTCCTGCTTTATTCCAAAAATTAAAATCATTTTCATCTGGATTGGTAATTAAACCAGAATTAACTGGTTCTATTTTTTTAATAGATTTTTCAAATTGTTTTTCAAATTCAATAGCTTCTTCAGATAATTGTACATCTGCCATTATTATCCCTCTTTTCTTGAATTAAGAATTTTAATATAATCATTATAAAATTTAATAGGTTGAGGTTTACCTTTTTCGTCTACATAACCATTTAATCTAGCCATTGTTATTAAAATATTTTTAGCTTTAGGATCTGCTTTATAAGTATTTTTAGCTTTTATAATTACATCAGTTTCTCTAATTACATTAAATTTATTTTCTTCTAAATTAAATGCCGTTATTTGTTCTGTAGAAACGTCTTGATACTTGTCAAATAAATCTAATCTTAGTTGTCTAGCATATTGTTGTTGTTCATTGTAAGTTGCATCTGGATTTGATTGTACATATAAATCTACTCTTGAATCATACTCAAGACTAGCTTCTGTTGCTCTTTCTTTATTAACAGACTTATTCATTGTGGGAATAAAAGAATTAAAAAAAGTTGCTTCTAATAATTTTTTTTGCTCTGTTTGATATGTATAAAATTTATTACCTTGTTCAATTTTTCTAACAAAACTATCGTGAGCAATACTTTCAGTTAATATGTTTTGTTTTAATGTTGCAAATTGTGCTTCTCTTTTACCAGATATAGTTTTGCTACCATTATATCTTTCAAAGTTTTCTAGTTCATTTAACAATCTTTCAGCTTCTTCATAGTCAGCATTAGGATCACCTTTAACTGCTACAGATTGAATTTTTTGTGTATAAGAATTATAAATAGAATTATTAAATATTTCATCAGATAAAAGTTTAGATCCATTTATATTTTTATCTAATTGTTTAATTTTATCTACAGCACCAGGCGTACCAATAAGAGAATCTGCATCTCCTAATAATAAACTGCTATCAATAGATTCTATTCTTTTTTTAAGATCATTAGATCCCAACATATGCTCTTCATTAAATAATCTAGCTGTTTCATATAATGTATTTTTATGTTTTTCTTTTAATTTTTCATTTGTTTCTGTTTTGTATTTTGCAGCACCTGCTTGGATTTCTTCATTGTAAATTTTGGCACTCTCTTTTTCATATGCTTTAAAAGAATTTTGTTTTAAATGATAAATATTTTCAGAATTTTCTAAATCAATAGATTGTTCTACTAACTTTTTAACTCTTCTGTTTTGAATGGTAGATAATTTGTTTTGTAATAAAGGAGTAAATGTTTGTTTATAATTACTTATAGATTCTTCTTCACTAATGTTATCTTTTTGTGATTGGATAATTTTATCTGTTTCTGATTTTAATTCCAATACTGCTTTTTTTGCAATTAATTTTTCTTCATTATCTCTTTTTTTAATATAATAGTCTTGAACTCTTCCAGCTACAGTAGATAATGCAGCACCCATTGTTCTATTTGGATCAATTCTTATATTGGATTGAATAGAACCTACTTCTGCAGTTGGTCTAGCTTTAGATGTAAAAGTTGGTATTTTTGGCATTTATTTATTTTCCACCTCCAGAACCTAAAGTCATTAAACTTTGACCTGCTTTAGCATAGTACCCTAGTTCAGTAGCTCTTGCTTCATTTTTAGCTACTTGTCCTTGCATACGAGCAAAGTTTGCTTTTTCTAATTGTTGTGATTGTTTTACTTTAGAATTGTAAGTTGTAATATCCTTTTCTATTTCTGCTTGTTCTGCGTTATATCTTAATATTCTTAAACCAGATCCTGAAAGTTCAACATTAGATGTTAATATTGCAGTTTTTGTTTTACCTTCAAGTTGTGCAAATTGTTGGTCAAATTTAGCAAGATCAAATTCATTTTGCTTTTCAACCATTTCAGCTTCTTGTTCTGCAATCGTAGCATTTCTATTTTGAACAGCTTGATTATACTTACCTGCGGCACTTGCCTGTTTTGCTGCAGCAATATCAAATACAAAACTCATTAGAACAACCTCGCATATCTATAATGGTCTGAACCATCAAATCCGTATTTCTTCATTAATCCTTCTTCCTTTAATCCTAACCATTTAGCAAATTTTAAACCCATAGTAAAATCTGCTCTTACAGCAGTTTGTACCCTGTGGATTTCATTTTCTTTTGCTAATCTTGCAAAGTTTTTTTTAATAGCTCTAGCAATAACTAATGGATGATCCCAAACTTTACTACTTGCTAACACCCAGCCTTCTGCAACTCCATTCCAAATAATTTTCATACCAGCAGACGCAACAGGATCATCATTAATGATACAAGTATAAGCTAAACCTGTCTGTTCTAATTCCATTGCTTCTCCTTCAAATTGAGCATCTTTATCCATAAGAACATGGTTCATTTGGTTGGCTAGAATAATCTTACCATGTTTTGAAATATAAGGCACTATTTGTAAAATATCTTTAGTCATTGGTTTGCAATTCTGGGTATAATGATAAAACAGTCAAAGGTAAAGGTTGAGTTTGTCTAACAAATATAAATCCATCTGTATCATAATTACCTCTAAACTCTACTGCTTTGTCTCCTGTAAATGTGGGTATACCTTGATCCATCACATCTGCAGAAGTACGGAATGGTATTCGTTCCATATCAGAAAGATTAGGTCCTACTTCTACTCCTACACTTTCATATAATCTTACAGTAATTTCGTAAATTCTTTTTGTTTTTCCTTGAGATGTACCATTTTGAGAACCAGCATCTAATCTCATGGTTTGTAAAATAGAATTATATCCTAATCCTACTTTCACATCTGTGGAAGATCTATCTAAACTAACAGAGCCAGAAGAAACTATTTTTGTAGGATGAGTTGCACCATCTGCTAATATGTGAACTGTTTGACCTTCTAAATGATCTAATCCAGAAAGAGTAGTAACAGCAGTTCCGCTATAAGCTAAAGCACTATCTAAATAATTAAAAGTAGTATTATCTGTTTCTGTAAAATCAACATTGTTTAAATATTCTACATACCTTCTACTAGAACCATTTACAGTTCTTTTAATAATAACATATACTTGATATTCTGTATCATCAGTTGGTATAACCGCAACACTTTCGCAAATAGATTTTCCTTCGCTAGTTGCAGTAAGTCTAGCAATGTCAAAACTAGAAATAGTTAAGTAATCTAAACCTGTAGATACCACTTCTTTAATAGTAACTACATTACTAGAAACAGTAGCGGTAAAATTGCTATCTGCATCAATAAGAGTTTTTAAATTAGTAGCTGTTTGGTTGTTGCTAGTAGCGTTGTGAAAAAATCCAGAAGTAGCAGAAGTGGCAGAAGTAAAAGTGGTAGTTGTGCCATCTGATTTTTTTAAAACAATTCTTGTTCCATTTTTTATATTTGCGTAATCTGTAACTGTAATAGTAGCTGTTCCAAAGATACCTCCAAAAATATGTCTGTGCCAGGCTGTTACTTGTTGTTCTCTTTGGTAAGTTAATCCTACTAACTCTCCATCTCCTCTAACAGCATAAATAATTTGATTAGGTTCTTGCTGGTAAGCAATTTGTGTTAGTCCACCTTCAGTAATATGCTCTGCAAGAATGGTCATATCAGGAGCAAGATAACCATCTACATCAAAGTTATAGGCTAGTTCTCTAATTTTTCTTTTTGCTCTTTGTAGAAATAAAGTTGCGTTACCTACTGCAATCGCATCTACATTTGCAGCACCATGGTTAGATTGTTTCTTAATTAATATATTGGTTGGTGTAACTGCAGAGTCTGTTCCACCACCTGATACTGTAAACTCACCACCTGCTGTACCTATAATTAAAGTTCTAGTAGCAGTCATAAATCTAATTGCGTTTACTTGGTTAGATGCAATCGTATATACAATAGAGTCATCATCTGAGATTGTTCCTGTAAGATTAGCATCCATGTTTTCATAATCTCCTGACTTAGAAAAAAATACTGTTTGTGGTTGATTGGTTGTTCCTGCAAATACTAATCGTTGCTCAAAAAAAGTTACACAAGAAGGATGACCTGTAGTGTCTGAAAAAGCTCCGAGATACCAATCAGTAATAGCATTAGCATTAGTAAAGGCTGTAGTAATAGTTGCTACAGCGACAGTTGCATTAGTTCTTGCTGTAATAACTCCATAACCTCCGTTAAAATGTATTTGCCTACCTACATCTGTAGCTAACCAACCTACTCCACCATTAATACCTGTAATAGCAGATGCAGTAATATTTCTTGATCCTGTAGATGCGTTTGAAGGTGTTAAAGTAGTAGTAGTTATATTGGGATCTTGAAATGGTCCTTTAGTAAAACTTACTTCATCTAAACTCCAAGTAGTATGACCAGTACGAGATAGTTTTGCTACTTCGTGAGATGGGTGAGTAATGTACATAACATCTGCGGACTGTGCAAATTTAATATCAAATAATTGTGCTGTTGTGTAAGGTGTAGTTATTTCAAATACTTTATTAGAAACACCACCAGAACTATATGTTGTAAATCCTGAACTGTTTATATCAGTTCCATCTTTATCTTGTAATTCAAATGTGTTGGTAGTTTTGTCTGCAACTAAAAATCTTTTACCATTAACTTCTGTCATACCTGCAACAGCAGTAATTACTACTTCATCTCCATTAGAGTAACCATGAGAAGTAGCAGTTACTACTGCAGGATTAGCTTTAGTAATTCCTGATATAGTTTTATCTCCTTCTAACACTGAACCATTGTCTTTGTAGACACGAATTTTAAGATTAGAAAACTCTAACATATAAGTTTGAGTAGTAGAAAATTCAAAAGGAATAAGTCTAGTTTTGTTAGCACTGTTTGCAACTTCTGCAACAAAAGATGTTCCTGGTCTACGAGCTGCAGCACCATGAGGATATACAATTAAATTTTCTAAAGTCTTACAGCCTGAACTGTATTTAGTAAGATCATTACGACCATCTAGTCTGGGAGATAGTTCTCCACCTGTAAAGTTGGTAAGCTGTACCGCAACTCTAGCCATAAATTAAAACCTTGAATTTATAAAAGTACCAGCGTCAATAGCATCTGCCATTCCTAAATCTTGTGATACATTCTGACCTTCTGTAGAATCTACAAATCTAGCATCTCTTAATTTTTCTTGAAATAATTTATACATATTTTGTGCAACAGGATTAGAAGAAGTTACTCCGTAAGCAATGTCTGCACCCAATGCAGCAGATAAAGTTTCTCTTAGTAATTCATCATATTCATTAGGATCAGTAACTCTTGATACATATAAAATTTTCATAGTAGAGGTATTGCTCAATACTTTTCTACCTTCTACTTTGTAATCAGAATCGTAATCTAAAATAACTAACAGTCGTAAGCAGTCCGAAGGTAAAGTATATTGATACTTAAATCCCCATGCTGGAGCTGTTGAGTCTGCAGCTAGTTCTATTCTTTTTTGTAAACAGTTCCAAGGATGAGATCTAAATACTGCGTCTCTTACTTGAGTGTATCTTGAATTACAAAGTCTACCATTTTTTGAATCTTCTGATAGGGATAGAATAGTAGTAGCTCCTAATTGATTTAATGATCCATTACAAATGTCTACTATAGATGCCATCTATTTTTTCTTTGCTGTCTTAGCTGCTCTTTTAAAATTTGCTTTGGTTGGAGATCCTTTAGATCCTGGTTTTTTCATTTTCTCATTTGAGCCAGATTTAATTCTTTTTCTTTTTGCGTGAATGTTTGCGTATAAACCTTTTTTCATTATATCTACTCCTTTGTTATATATTTTCTTCTTATTTTTCTATTGGTCATCCGTTGCCAGATTTCCGCTTCTGTTCTCTCATTATGAATATCAAATCCATTATGAGAAGATGCTGTGTGTTTAAATCTGTCTACCAAAACAAATCTATAAACATAATCATCTTTCTTAAAATGTAACACAGGTTTGACTTCTTTCAAATGTTTCATTTAAAGAAAGATGGGGGATTGCTCCCCCACCCAAACTATTTATTAGTCTTTAACATATAATAGTTGCAACTGAATAGTACCAGCACCATTAGCACCTGCTAATGTAACTGTAACTGGAATACCATCTTCGTCAGCATCAACTACTGTGTTTCTACCTAAAGCCATAGTATCTGCAGCAACAACTGTTTCTGCAGAAGTTGAAGCGGCTGCT